CGAATCTGGACGTGAGATGCCCTCTGATTTATTTAAAACTTACGCAGGTAACAGTACAAAAATAACAAGGAGATAGAAATGAGTGACGAGAAACAAATGACACTTAAAAAAGAGGCGAGCTTACCTTCAACAATTTTGTTTGAAGATGATGCTTCCCACGGTTTTGAAAATGTAAAGACAACTAGTTTAGCTTTACCTATTTTAAAACTTTTACAAAATGGTTCAGGAGAAGCGCAAAGACGTAATCAAAATTACGTTGAAGGTGCAGAACCTGGTATGCTTTTAAATACAGTAACAAAAAAACTGTATGATGGAGCAAAAGGGGTATCAGTAATACCTTGCCATTACAAACTAGAATATCAAGAGTGGGCTGATTTTGGAACAGGTTCTGGTAGACCAGAAAATATTTTTCCAGATGGCTCTGATATTTTAGAACAAACAAATAAAGATGGTTCAGGTAAAGATAGATTGGAAAATGGTAATTACATCTTAACTGTTGGACAACACTTTGTGTTAATCGTTGGTGACGATGGAGCTGAACAAGCTTTAATTTCAATGAGTTCATCACAAGGTAAGATAAGTAGAAAATGGAATTCAATGATGATGTCCATTTCACTTGACGGAAAGAATGGTCCATACACACCGCCATCATTTAGCCACTCTTATAAACTAACCACAGTGTTAAATTCTGGTAAAGGTAATCAGTGGTATGGTTATAATGTCATAAAAGAGGGTGCAGTAAAAAATGCAACTTTATATGAACGTGCTAAAAAATTTTACACTAGTTTAGCTAGCAAATAGTGTGAATAGTAGGCGGCAAAGGGAGACTGGAGCCGCCTACGCTACCGAGTGGAAATGATAGAACTAGATAAATTTATAAAAATATTTGAAGGCTTAGATAGTGCCTACGGTCAAACTGTCAAAACAGATCAATTTAGCGAAAAGGGTAAACACAAAACTAAATCTTTTACAATATCAAATCCTGTAACAAAAAAATTATGGCGAGAACATTTAGAAGGCAAGGATCCAGCTTTAGGTATTGTGCCTATTACTAAAGAAAACAAATGCAAGTGGGGGTGCATAGATATTGACACTTACCCATTTGATCACAAAAAATTTATACAAAAATTAAAACAAAAAAATATACCTATGATTGTATGTCGATCAAAGTCTGGTGGTGCACATGCATTTTTATTTACCAAAGATTTTGTACCTGCAACTGTAATGAGAGTAAAATTAAAACTTATTGCATCTGCAATGGGTTTTGCCAGTGCAGAGATATTTCCTAAACAAGATTATATAAGAGTTGATAGAGGAGATACAGGTAGTTTTTTAAATTTACCTTATCATGCAAATGAAAGAACAGTTAGATATGCATATAATTTAGATGGAGGTGTTTTAAAATTACAAGAATTTTTTAATTTGTACGATGAAGTTTCTTTAACTTTAGAACAGTTAAATGAGTTAAAAATAGAAAGTGAAAAAGAAAAAACGGATTTATTTAAAGGAATGCCTCCTTGTTTAGTTACATTACTAAGCGATGGTGTGCCTGATGGCCAAAGAAATAACTGTATGTATAATGTTGGAGTGTATCTTAAAAAAAGATACCCAGACAAAGAAGAATGGCAAAGTCATATGTTTACTTATAACAAACAATTTATGACACCACCGTTGGATGCAACAGAAATAAATACTTTAATAGGTTCATTAGATAGTAAAGAATACAATTATAAATGTAAAGATGAGCCAATACATAGTTTTTGTGATGCTAAAAAATGTGCAACAAAAGAATTTGGTGTAGGAGATAATGCACCAACTCCAGAAATAAATGAAATAAGAAAATATGATTCTGATCCACCGATATACTTTGCTTCAATAGATGGTGAAAGTGTTGAGGTGGATGATGCAACATTACACGATCCAGAAAAATTTTCATTGGCTTGCATGAATCAAATAGGCAAACCAATGATGCCAGTGCCTAAACATATGTGGCGTAGACTACTTATAAAATTATTTGCAAACTTAGAAACTATACCTGCACCAGAATCATCTAAATTAGACGTGCAGCTAAAAGAAATACTAGCAGATTATATAAACAAAACTCCAGGTAAAGAACTTAAAGATGTTATGCGAGGTATTGCATTTACAGATACAGATGGTTTTACATATTTTAAATTTAAAGATTTTTGGAAATTTTTATTAAAAACAAAATCTTGGGCAGAAAAAACTTACCCTAAACAAAAAACAATGAGATTGTTACAATCTTTATTTGAAGCAGAAGAAACATCACCTAAAGTAGGGGTTAAGACTGTAAGATTATTAAAAATGCCTACGATAAAATTGGAAAGACCAAACCCTAGAACAACAAAAGTAGAAAAATCACCATGGCTATAGTAAAGAAAATAATGGGTCCACCAGGCACTGGTAAAACATATAGACTAGTAAACTATTATTTAAAAAAAGAATTAAATGATTATACTACTGATCCTGAAAAAATAGTATACATTACATTTAGTAGAGCTGCCTCAGAGGAGGCAGCAGAAAGAATTACAGAATTATTTCCTAATAGTAAATTAAAATACATATCAACAATGCACGCTATGGGTATGAGGGAGTCTAATATAGATGCTAATACACAATTACTTACTGGTAAAAAATGGAATAGGTTTAAACAAGAATACCCTGAATGGGTGAATATATCTTTTGAAACCACTGTTGATGCAGCAGGTAATCCTAAATATCAAAATACACATTTACAAATAATACAATATTCAAGATCTAAATTAATTTCTATAGAAAACGCTGCTGTTGAATTACAGAAACATCATGAAATAGATGTAGACTCTACAATACAATTACAAACAGATTTAAAATCATTTAAAGAGGGAACTAACATGGTTGAGTTCTATGATATGATTAACAAGTTTGTCGAGGAAGATCGGTGTCCTCCACTCGATGCTGTCTTCCTCGATGAAGCCCAAGACTTAAGTCCTCACCAATGGAAATGTTTTGATTACATAAAATCAAAATGTAAACGAGCCTATATGGCTGGTGATGATGACCAAACTATATATGGGTTTCAAGGTGCAGATCCTAATTATTTTATGGAACAAGAGGGTGAAAGAGATGATCAAGAGGTATCTAGAAGGGTTCCTAGAGCTGTGCATCGAGAGGCAATTAAAATACTAAATCAACTTACAAGTAGAATCGATAAGAAATGGATACCAAGAGATGCAGAAGGAACAGTTTATCCTAATTATACATTAGATGAAATAGATTTTTCTAAAAGACATTGGATGATATTAGCTAGGACTAATAAATTATTACTTAGTATTTCAGAACATTTTTATTTTTTAGGTGTAAGATTTACAGGCAGAGCAAATAAATATTTACCTAATTCTATATTAGAAGCTTATCAAGTTTGGACAAGATTAAATCAAGGAGCTTTTGTTTCTCCTGAAGAAGCTGAAAGACTTTATGATTATTTATTAGTAAAAAAAGGACACGTTCGTAGAGGTTATTCAGATGGTAAAACTATACAACGTGAAACAAGTGTTGATTTAGATAAATTAAAAAGTGAACACGGTTTACTAATAGATGGTGATTGGAAACAATTACATTTTCCAGAAGATACAAAAGAATATATGCAAACATTATTAGAAAGAGGAGATACATTAATGGAAAAATCAAAAATACAATTATTAACTTTACATGGGTCTAAAGGTAAAGAATGTGAAAATGTATGTTTGTTTACAGATTATGGAACAGAGGGGCAAGATGAATTTATTTATCGTAGCGCATATGAAAATCCTGATGCTGAACACAGACTATTTTATGTAGGCACAACAAGAGCAAAAGAAAACTTATATATTATGCAACCAACATCAGATTATTATTACACAATAGGGGGACCAATAGTATGACAAATAAAGATATATTTAAAGGAGTCGAGTACGATTCGTTAGAAAAACAAGTTGGAGGAAAACATTACAAGAGTATGAAGATCCAACCCGCAGAGTTTATAAATGAAAACAAATTGCTTTTTGCGGAAGGTAATGCTATAAAATATATATGCAGACATTCTTCGAAGGGAAAAGAAGAAGACATAAAGAAAGCAATACATTATTTAGAAATGATATTAGAAAGAGATTATAGTTAATGTTTGAAGCACAGACCGAATGGATAAGTCCTGAGTCATTTCCTGATCTTAAGGATCATAAATATATAGCCATTGACTTAGAGACAAGAGATCCTAATTTAAAATCAAAAGGATCTGGTGCATTAATAAATGAAGGAGAAATTGTAGGTGTTGCTGTAGCTGTTGAAGGTTGGTCTGGTTATTATTCTTTCGGACACAAAGAAGGAAATTTTTTTGATGAAGCTGTAGTAATGCGATGGATAAAAGAAGTATGTGCATTGCCAAATGTAAAATTATTTCACAATGCAATGTATGATGTGTGTTGGTTAAGAGCATACGGTGTTAAAATAAATGGCCATATTGTTGACACAATGGTTATGGCATCATTAGTAGATGAGAATAGATTATGGTATTCACTTAATAGTTTATCCATAGATTATCTTGGACAAGTAAAAGATGAGACAGCATTAAGAGCAGCAGCTGACAAAGCAGGTATAGATGCAAAATCTGAGATGTGGAAACTACCTGCAATGTATGTAGGTTCTTATGCAGAGAAAGATGCAGAGCTGACTTTAGCTTTATTTAAAAAACTATCTATTGAAATTAAATCACAAGATCTTACAAAAGTATTTGATCTTGAAACACAATTGTTTCCTTGTTTAATTGATATGAAGTTTAAGGGAGTGCGCGTAGACGTTGAAGCAGCTCATAAACTGAAACAAGAATTAGCGAAACAAGAAGAAATGTTACTCCTAGAAATAAAAAAAGAAACCAACCTAGAACCTCAAATATGGGCTGCAAGAAGCATTGCCAAAGTTTTTGACAAATTAAATTTACCTTACGCAAGAACTGCAAAATCAAAAGCACCTTCCTTTACTAAAAATTTTCTTCAAGAACATAAGCATCCTATTGTTAATAAAATAGCAAAAGCTAGAGAAATTAATAAAGCACATACTACATTTATAGATACGATTATCAAGTATCAACATAGAGGTAGAATACATGCAGATATAAATCCTATTAGGGGTGATAGTGGAGGCACAGTAACTGGTAGATTTTCATATTCAAATCCTAACCTTCAACAAATACCAGCGAGAAACAAGCAGCTAGGACCTATGATTAGATCATTATTTATACCAGAGAATAATCATAAATGGGGATGCTTTGATTACTCACAGCAAGAACCAAGATTAGTTGTGCATTATGCGGCTACAAAATTTAAGGGTGATGAAGAAGTTACAGAGATAGTAGAAAGATTTCAAAACAATGAAGTAGACTTTCACCAAACTGTTGCAGATATGGCTAATATATCTAGAACACAAGCTAAGACAATTAACCTTGGACTGTTCTATGGTATGGGTAAAGCAAAACTACAAGCAGAGTTAGGTTTGTCTACAAAGGATGAAGCAACAAAATTATTTAATAAGTATCATGACAGCGTACCATTTGTAAAAGATTTAATGGATGCAATATCTAGAGATGGGTCTGCGTTTGGTTATATAAAAACATTTGGTGGTAGAAAATGTAGATTTGACAAGTGGGAAATAGCAGAATGGAATAATGGTAAGTTTACTGCACCTATGAGTAAAGCTGATGCAGAGGCAGCATATTTTAAAAAATATCCTAAAGCTACAAAGGCAAATATAAGAAGAGCTTTTACATACAAAGCACTAAACAAATTAATACAAGGATCTGCTGCAGATATGACTAAACAATCAATGTTAGATTTGTATAGAGAGGGCATTGTACCACATATACAAATACATGATGAACTTGATATTTCGGTAGAGTCAAACGATCAAGCTAAAAAAATTATTGAGATTATGGAGAATGCTGTTAAATTAAAAATCCCTAATAAAGTAGACTATGAATCAGGAAACAATTGGGGGGAAATAAATGGATAATTATTATGGCATATTTAAATGCAAACATACCACCAATTTACGCACAAATAAGAAAGGAGTATCTATATGATAACAAAAAACATCATGGAGAAGTTGAAGATTGTATTATCTTTGGTATTAGCTGTATTACAGGTCGTGCTATTTTATGGCACGCTATTATGGAAAACGGCGCAGTCTTTTATAGGCTCCCAATTACGGCTTTTATTCAACGTGGTTATGAACCGTCAACTGTTCCACGTAAAAGACTTGATGAATTACAACTTTGGAATTCTTTTAGTTATTACCCTGCTATTACTGATTATGATATTTTAAGTGGTCAACATGGAAAATATATAGGTAAAGATAAAAAATGGCATCACGGTAACTATCTCTTTACCATTGACTTTGCACATCCAGAGAGTAATATAGTAGATACGGAGCATTCCGAAATACCGCACGAACATAAGTGCGCTCACATAATAGCCTTAGATGACGGCAATTATGCAGCACAACCTAACAATCGAATCATATGGGATTTACCATCTTTCACTGTGAAAGATAATATTCCTGATTGGAAGGTACAAACATCAGAGTGGAACGTAGAGGATTCCGGTAAATGGATAACTGAAGACACCGATAAATTTTTCTACGAAATTGAGGAGAAAAAAAATGATTAAAAAATGGATTGTAAGACCGGTTAGAAAACAATGGAAAAAATTTCTAGGGTGGCTTTTTAGTTGGCAAAAAAAAGATGAGTAAATGTCAAAACTGTAAGAACGATTGCCATTGTCAAAATAATTTACAAGAAAATAGTGTGGGTATTTGTAAATGTAATGATTGTAAATGTAAAAGAACTTATAAAAAACAAAAAGATTATGCAACAGATATATCTTTTGAAAATGAAGTAAAATACGATGGGTAAAAGTATGAATTATTATTTTACAGGAATATTAATTATATTAGTTTGTTTATTAACATTTATTAAACCAGCTTACCCTGGATCTACACAAACAAATACATCTGGATCTAACACCGCAATTGAAGGTGGTTACACTTCTACTGCAACTACTACATATCAATCTGGATCAAGTTCTAATAGCACTACAAATAGTACAACAAATTCAAATATAAGATCAGCACCTCCATCAGCATCTTCACCATCATATAATAGTATGACACAAGATGTTTGCGCTGTAGGTGGATCACTTGGAGTACAGACGTTTGGACTAGGAATTAGTGGCGGGAAACATTTTATAGATAAAAATTGTGAAAGATTAAAACTAGCTAGAATACTTAATGATTTTGGTATGAAAGTCGCAGCTGTTGCAATACTTTGTCAAGACGAAAGAGTGTTTGAATCAATGATACAAGCAGGAACACCATGTCCAATTGATGGTAAAATAGGTAAAGAAGCACAAAAACTTTGGTCTAAGTATGATAACGAAAGACCTGACTATGACATATACGTTAAACGTATGAAAGCTAGAGAAAGAAAAGAAAAAAAATTAGAGAGAGAAGCAGCTCTGAGAGAAAAGAAAAAACTAGAATCAAAAATTAAAATAGAAAAATTAAATCCGGATAGATAATGCCAAAACCAGTGAGAAAATGGATAGTAAAATTAAGAATGTGGTATGCAGACATAAGAGGTCATCATGGTAAACGATGGAACTATGAGCCGTCTAAACATTATATGAGGAAAAAATGACTAAACCATTAAAAATATCAGAACAAGCTGCCGTGCAAATGCCAATGAAAACGGTAGCCTCTTTGATTATGATGGTTGCAATTGGGACCTGGGCTTACTTTGGATTGCACGAAACTCTTAATCAACACTCAACAAAAATAGAGTTAATGCAAAAAGATTTAGAACAAAACTCTGAGTTTAGAATTAAATATCCAAGAGGTGAATTAGGTCAGTCATCTGGGGAGGCGGAGCTTTTCATGTTAGTGGAACATATGGCAGGATTAATAGAGTCTATGGATGAAGAACTTAAGGGTATGAGAAATAATAAAATTAATATAGATTTTTTAAAAGAACAAGTATCTAAGTTACAGGTTGATGTAGAGAAATTAATTAGAAATGGTAATGGAGAACATTAATGATAGAAATGGTTTTTGCACTCTTGCTCTTACAAGACCACAAAATTGTAGAGCATCGTTATCACAAGTCGTTATCAAATTGTCTTAAGGCAAAACGTTATGCTATGAAAGACAAAAGCACTAAAGATAGAGTTGTATATAAATGTATTCAATCTAAAGCTAACATTGAAGTATATATGGGAGAAAAGAAAATTGTTTCTTTAATATTAGAATGATTTGGATATTAGCAATGATAATAGGAGTAGCATATGCGGTTAATCGTATTAACAATTTTGCTGACAGCGTTAACCCTTACGACTTCAGCAGAAGAAATCACAACAAATAATTTACTTCCAAATGCAGGTGACGGCGTAGACTGGGGCTCTAATGCTACAGATCAAATTAATCCTGGTGGTTCTGGCACTGTTTACAATGGTAACACATTAAATGGTTTTGATGTAACTTGCCCTGCATCTCAATCTAGTTGTGGTTATAAATTTAGTGTAGGTGGTGATTTTGAAGTTACTGGCACAGCAACATTATCTGTTGATGACATTGCACTAACAAATAATAATAGAACACAAGAAATGTTAGACAATGGTATAACTTTAAATAGTTATATTGATGTTGCAAACTGTGATAGTCAACCAGGAAACTGTGAAGGTAAATCGGGAAATGCAGATTCACACACAGTTACAATACAATTAAAAGATTCATTAGGTACAGTTTTATCTACAACCACACAAACAAGAACAGACATTGATGGTTTTCAAGGAAACTGTAATGGTTATCCAACATCAAACTCTGGCGGACAGACTGCAGATTGTGGACAATATAATGATCAAGTAATTTATAATGGTCATGGATCAAATAAAGTAGATTGGTCCTGGAGTGGCACAGATAATAACTCAGGGTCAGCTGTTAAAGGGGGTCCTAATTTATTGGGTGCAGCTCTTACGATGACTTACGATGATACTATATTAGATACTAACACTTCAACAGCTTTAGGTGATGTCCAAGATACCTTAGGTGATTTACAAGAAGAGGTATTTGATGATGTGCAAGAATTTTTTTTAGAAGAAAAAACTTTTACATTTGACGAAGAGCCTCAATTTGAAATGGAAATGCCAATGGAAATGGAGATGAACACGCTTCAATTTGCAGAAGAGTTTATACAAGAATTTTTTATGGAAATAGACCAAGAGTTTATGATGGAACCCGAAGGTATGGAACTTGAAGATGGACCCATAGTTATGTTTGCTGACGATGTTATGATGGAGGAGGTGTACGAAGAGTCTAATGAAATTGTTGCAACTTTTCTACCTATGATGCCAGATAACGAGGAAGCTTTTACAACAGAAGAAGCTTTTGTGGATGATGAACCACCCCCTATGTTTATGCAGCCCAATGAAGAACCAGAATCTTTTGCTAATGATACATTTGAACAAGAAGAAATGATGGAAGATGAGCCACCAATGATGACAGAGTCTTTTCCACAAGAAGA